GTACCCAAAACAAAACTTCTGACTTGTAAAAAACCAGTTGGTAAAGATTCCTGTTCTTCATCTATAGTAAAAGCAAGAGATGTTTCCATGTCTCTTATTCTTAATCTACGATTAAAGTCAGCTTCAGTAAGATCAATAAAATCATCAATCTCTGAAGTTAAATCATCACGTGCTAAAAAATTAGCAATAGAAGTTTTTAAGTTTGCGTATGTATCTAAAGCCATTTATTGTAATAATCCTTTGTGTAAATTTTGATAGTATTCTTTAAATTTTTTAGTTTTGTAGTTTTTAGAAAAACTATCTGCTTTTTTTATTGACGGAAATGTAATATATTCGCCTGTTTCTAATGCGTATTGCATTGCTTGATTTATTGGTAATTGTATTAGCTTATCTCCTATTTGCACTATTGTAGGAAATGCAGCAGGCAAGGTATTGTTTTCGCCTAAATATTCAGCAGCCATTTTATGTGTTGCAAATTGGTCTTTTTGTGGAGATACAGATTCTCTTAAAAGACCATAATTTTCTGGATTTAATATTCTGTCTACAAAATTTAAGTTTTTGTTTTCAGATAGTAAACCTAAAAAATCAGCCATTATAACCGTTTTTCTCCTGTTCGAAAATACATATACTCATTACTGTTTACCATTTCTCTTATAAGAGACTTTTGTTGTTCATTGTCTAACTTGTAAAAATTAGAATGACCAAATCTTTCTTTAGTTTTTAACTTTAAAGCAATTAATGGTATCTGTGCAATACGTTGAAGATCACCTCTTTGTGCTTCAGGTACATGATTACGAAATATTTTATTTTGTTCTAAGATAGGGGTCGTATCTTGACTGCTTCTTACGACAAGTTTGCGTGTACCCCTATCAATGTGAATTTGTTGGTTAGGATTGTAAATATCCTCCATACTACAGCTCCGTAGTATCTACTGCATAAGCATCAACTAAAACTCTCCAACCATATGTATCAGACATAAACACAAGTCCAATACCTGTATTTTCAGTTGTTAAAGTTAAGTCTGCAGTTAATCCTTGTATCTTTTTACTATTTCTAGCAACGGTCAAATTGTTATTATCAAATGATGCAGCACTATCTAGTATGTGTATTTCATCACCAACTGCAGGGGATGCAGGTAATGTTACTGTAAATGCACCACCAGATGTATCGGCAAGTATTCTGTCTCCAGCTACTGCTGTAAAGTTTGCAGTGTATGCAGTCCATCTTTTAGCAAAGCCATTAATAGCACCAGTAGTTGTAATGGTATCAATAAACGCATCCTTAAAATACAAAGAGGAAGTACCTAAGTCTACATCTGAATCTGTAATTGGCCCAAGTACACCATTAGATATACTTACTTGTTCATCACCAGCAGCGACAAAAGCAAATGAATCTGATGCGTGCTTGTAAACAATACCACCAGAGTTAGAAGCAGCATTATCTCCAAAGTCAATAAGACCTATGTTATTAGCACTACCAGCCATTTGAATACCTGGTCTATTATCATCTTCAAATACAGCACATTGAGTAGTTGCATATACTGGACTTGATGCTAGATCATTTACTACATGAAGTCTAAGTGCAGGACTATCAAAGTTAATTCCTACTTTATCTTCACTACCATCAATAAATAATAAATCTTGTTTAGTATTACCTTCAAATCTTGTGTCAACATTATCACCATCTTCATTAAATACAGTACCTGTAAATAAATCGGTGATTGTTATTTTTTTAGTGGCAGTTGCACTGGTGTCTACTATAGGTAGTACGTCTGCAGCAGCAGCAGCTGTCAATGCTGTCAAATCACTAATTTTACTATCAGCCATGTTTTATCCTCTTTTTCTTTTTCTTTTT